GGAGACCGCGTCCGGGTCTTTCGACCGCACGGTGGGCATTCCCACGACGCCTCCAACTGTTGCGCCTCCGACCCATCCGGTTTCGCCGTTCGGGTCCTCGCCCCAGAACCAGGTGACGTCGGCCTCGCCGTCCGCCCTGTGCGTCCACGGGCCGTACTCGCGGACGACGCGCCAGACGACGCCCGTCGCGTCGGTCCACAGCCCGTCCGTGCCGACCGTCTCCGCGCGGGCCGGCACGTGCCCCGCGAGGTCCGCCTTGGCGGCGAGCCCGTTGGTCGCGGCGGCGACCTTTGCGGACAAGCGCGCCTCGGCCTCCGCGATCCTGTTCGTCGTCCACGGCTGCGAGGCCATTGTCGCGGCCATAGCCGCGCGCGCAAGGCACGCCGCCGTGAAGAATATGGTTGTTGCGTTCTTCATCGTTCAATACCTTCATCTTCGAGCGCAACGGTTAAATTGCCGTCCTCGTCCACGGCTGCGGTCAATTTGTGGTAAAGCCCAGTCGCTGGATTGCGGATGTATGTGTCTGCGGGTATGATCTCCGGGGCGACGGGCGAGCCGTCTGCGGGATTGTCGCGGACGATCAGCTGTCCCGTGCCGAGCCACCTTGAGTTGCCCGTCGTGTCGGTTGCGACGACGTGGTATTCGAGCGCGTCCGCCTCATCCGGGAAGCAAAACGGCGCAAGGTAGCAGCGGAAAGCCCGTGCCGCCGATCCTTGCGGGGTTGTCTCGCTTGCCGACGCCGTGAAGTTCTTGCGCGGCTCCTGCGTCTGCGGGTCAGGCGTCCGCCCGATCTGGACGGCGATTGTGTCGGTGTCGTCCGGGATGTCGCCCTCGATCACAAAAACAGCCGACGACAACTTGCCGACGTTGCACGTCGCAAGCGGCGCGTTCAGCCTGTCCGGGCGTATCCGTATGTGTTGCGCTTTCATGGTTCGGCGTTCCTTTCCTCACCATTAGCGCAACGGTCAAAAGTCACGACGGCGGATCAAACGGCACGTTCACGCAATCAGCCGCAGACGCCCCTGCGCCGCCTCTCCTGAAAAAGCCATTTATCGCAAGGGCGAGGGCGTTCTCGTCGACGCCTATCTTGATCTTGCCTTGGCTTTTATCAATTCGGATAAGCCAACCCGACTCAAGGTTGGTCACCTGTGCGAGTTCCTTCATGTCCTCGCCCGTCAGTTGCGTTATGTACTTTTTCGGCGTCATGACTGCCACCCGCTGTCGTAAGTTCCTTGTTTGCCGCGCACCTGTATCGTTTCGCTCGTCGTCGTCAGGGCGTAGAGGTTCGAGCCGTCTATCTGCGCGTAGGACGTGGAGGATCGACTTCCGCGGCAAGCGGGTTCGACGGCTCCGCCGGGCCATTGCCAGTAGTTGAGGCTCATGTCGCCCGCTGCGGCCTGTGCAGTGGCAAGGCTCACGCCGTTCTTCAGGTTGACGGTCGTGGTCGTCCTCTGGTAAGTGTAGTACGCGCCGCCGACGGCGGGGCCGGACGATCTCAAAGAGACAGTCGAGCCGCCGTTCGTCGTCGTGCCGTTGCCTGTGTAGTAGCCCATTTTAGACCATCTCCTTTCTCGCCTGTATCGTGTAGCGCATGAAGTCGCAGTCGCGCCCCTGCCGTGGGTCGTCGATAAGCGCGAAGCCGCCGTTCGTCCCGCTTGCCGCTGTCATTGTCGGCGCGGCCTCTCCGTTCGGCGCAAGCGTTTCGGCGGATAGTTCGTACCGCCCGTTCACAATATCGGACGCGCACGGCATGAGGTTCTCTTCGCACACGACGGGGTCGCACGTCGCGACAAGTGAGCAGCGTTGCAGATATCCTCCGCCGCTTATTGCGCCGAGTAGGTTCTGAGCCTTGCTTCGGGCGACAACGGGGACGGAAACATTGAATTTGTTTTTGTTCTCAGTGAAGTTGTTGACGGCGTTCGCGCCCTCGTTCGCGACGGCGGAAACGGTCACGGTCGGGAATTTCCCAACCTCGGTCACGATCTCGACCGTCGTTATCATAAAGCCGGAAACGGCAATAGTGGACGCGCCGACCGCGACTTCTTGCCCGGCGGCGTTGCGCGGCTTCCACGCCTTGCCCAACTGGACGGCGACCGTCGTGTTCGCCTTGACGACGTAGGTCACGGACGGATTGCGCCAAACCTTGCCGACTTCGTTCACGCCGCTCTCGTACTTTCCGCCGTGTGAGACGGCGACGCGGTGGCGCGTGTCGCCCGAGTCGGACGAAATCGGAATGAGCGCATCGGACGCAAGCCCGAAATAATCGACGCAACCGCCCACCCATTTCGCGCTGAAGGTCACGTCGGTCGTAAACGCAAGCGAGGTCGTTATGTTCCCGTCACTGTCGATGACGGTCTGGCCGTTGTAGGAGTACCCGCCAAAAGTTCCGCCGCCTGTCGGGATCGTGATCTTCGTTATTGCGGACGTCATGTCCGTGTTGGAATAAAAGACGCCGTCGTTCAACTTGTAGTAAATCGTCGACGTTCCGCCGCTTCCGTTTTCTCCCTTGTTCAGTGTTATTATAGCATAGCCTCTCCACCCCGCGTAGATGGTCATGCCGTCTGTCGTGATTCTCCCTGCATATAGGGAGCCTGAACTGCTGACGCATTGCGAACCCGTTCCGTCTGATTTAGTCCAGAAGCCCGTGAAGATGTAGTTTGTCCGCGTCGGCTTGGTGATCGAGTAAATTCGGTAGGACGTATCGGTATTCTTCGCCGTCGCCCAATAGCCATAAGACGACGTTTGGTAATATAGTGGGGTTTGGGAATTGAGGGTTCCCCCGTTCGCGTTAAAATGTACCGTTCTCCATGCCATCTTGTCTTCCTCACTTCGCTTGCAAGAGTTCGTCCAACTTCTCGGCAAGGTCGGCGGTGTTCTTCTCGATCTCGGCGAGGTGGCGTTCCGCCTGTTCCTTCTCCTCGCGGGCAAGCGCAACGCGGCGGACGGCCTCGTCGTCGACCGAAAGGTTCTCCGCCTTGCGCCAGTCGCGGCGGCGGTCTTTCAGCCGTTCAAAGTCTTTTTCAAACTGCTTACGGGCTTGCGCGTCCGCCTTTTCCTCGGAGATCTGCGCGGCCATGCTGTCCTTGTCTCTGTACCAGCCCCACGCCTGCTGCAGCTTCGATTCTGCGGCGGACACGGCGGAGCGCGTCTTGGATTCCTCGGCGCGTTCGGCGGCGAGTAGTTTCTGGTGGTCGCGGATTCGTGCCGCGAGTTCGGCTTGTCGTTCGCGCTCCCGGCGGGCGGCTTCCTGTGCGTCAAGGCGTTCGCGCTCCCGCGCCGCTTTCTCGGCGGCTTTCTTTTCTTCCTCTGCGCGTTTCTCGGCGGCGGCCTTAGCGTTGCGCTCGTCGGTTTTCTTCTGCCCGGCGGCGAGGCTCTCTTGTATGCGCTTCTCCTCGTCGGCGGCGCGTTTGGCCGCTTCGCGCTCTTCCTTCTCCTTGCGTTCGGCGACTTTCTTCGCCGCGTTTGCGCGTATCTTCTCATAATCGAGGTCGCGGTCTTTCTGCTCCCGCTCCGTGTCGGTCATTGCCTTTTCGCCGTTCTTGAACGCCTCGCCCCATGTCCCCCCGGCCATCTTCGTGCCGATAACGCCGCCAATGTACGCGCCGCCCTGTTCCGCTTGGTCGCGAATCCAGCCGTAGGCGTCCACGATCTTTCCGATCCACCCGAAAGCAACGCGGGCGGCTTCGGCAACGGAACGGCAAGCCTCGCCGACCTTCGTTGCCCAGACTTCAAGCGTTCCGTCCTCTTCCAGTTGCTTCGCCTTGTCAAGCACCGCGCCCATTCCCTCTTTCGCCGTATCTGCGAACGCAAGCCCAAACGCCCGGACGATGTTGTCCCATCTCGACTTGATCGCGCCCATCAGTCCTTCGCCCGTCTTTTCGGTCTCGGACATTGCGCCCTTGTAGCGGCCCAACTGCGCCTCAACCTCGGCCCAAATCTCGGCATTGCTCGCGCCCGCCGCCTGTAGGTCTTGCAACTTCTGCGCAACTTCCGGCGTAATCACGCCCATGTTGCGCAACTGCATGACGGCTCTGGAAAGCGGCTGGCCGTCCCGGATGAACGCATAAAGCCGCCCGACGGCCTGGCCCATTTCCTCTATCGGGTAGCCAGTCGCCGCCGCTGCGTCGCCGATCATTTCGAGCGACTTCTTGTAGCCCAACGCGCCGTCGGTCATTACCATGAGCGAACGCGACGCCTTTGCAAATTCATCAAGGCTGAACGGGGGCGTGTCGCCGAGTGCCTTTAGGTCGGCCATGTGCGCCTTGGCTTCGTCGATGTTGCCGATCAAGGTCTTGAATTGCTGGGTCTGCATCTCGAAGTGGAAAGCGGACGACAGGCCGGAGCGGATCGCGCCCCATGCCTTGCGGATCGCCGCCGTCCCCATGTCCCACGCCGCCTTTATGTCCGCCCAATGGCGGCGGTTCTTCTGCGCCGCGTCGCCCATGGACTTCGCCACGCTCTGAGCCATTGAGTTGACTTGGTCTTTCGTCGCCTCGATCCCTGCGGCGTTCAGCGCGGAGGTAATGCTGATCCGTATCTGTTTGCTTGTCGCCATCGGCGTGTCCTTTCCACCATTCGCGGCGCGGTCAAAAAGAAAACCGCGCCTGGGTTCGGCGCGGAAGGTGTCGGCGGCGTTTCGTCCGTAGCCTATTGCGCGGCCTGTGCCGCCTGTGCGTCGCGCCCGGACTTCTCGGCGCGTAGCCTCGCCGTGATCGCGTTCAACGTCGCCAGATAGTCGGCGTGGGCCTTTGCGCTCGTCTTCGTCATTTCCATGCCCGCCTGGACGTGCGCCGCGTAGATCATGCCGCGCAAGCGCGAAGGGGTCTGGCACATAAGGTCGTCGAACGTCAGCCCGGTTGCCGCCGCCGCCTCGGCGAGTTTCTCTTCCAGCGCGGCGAAGTTCCTGCGCTCCCGCTCGTCGGGCGTCTCGTTCTTCTCGCGCTCCTTTGCGATGTCCGTCTTCTCCGGCTTGGGGTCTTCGATTCCGACAGCCGCGTAGTACACGGCGGCGTCCACCTCGGCCTTGGTCGCGGTCACGCCGCTGATAAAGTGGCCGAGGGCGCATTGTATCTCGTCGGGGTCGTGCAAGCCGTCAAGATAGCCGCGCTCCCTGCCCTTGGCGCAGGCGAACGCGAAAAGCCAGTCGGCGGTCGGCTCGTCGTCGGCGTACCGCTTCGCGTAGCCGTACCAGTAGAACGCCGCCATAGTCGGCTCCCAGAACACAACGCCACCCGCAATGGCGAAGCGCGGCGCGTTGTATGCCGTCGTTTCCTGTCCGTCCGAAATGCGGGCGGCGAGGGCGTGTAGGCGTATCACGTCCTCGTCGGTTGGTGTCAACCCCTCGCCGCGCAAGTCCTCGAGATCCTCTTTCGCAAGTTGCGAGATCATGCCACCTCTGTCCCTGTGAGGAACTTGGTCGCCGTGGCGGCGCGGGTGATGTAGTTGGCGTCGGGGTCGGTTTCCGCCGGGCTTGCCGTGACGGTGAAGCCGCCGTCGCTTGCCGCCGTGATCGTGCCGTTTCCGGCGCCGTCAGTCATGGTCGCCTGTACCTCGATCCGTCCGTGGCTGGCGTCGCTTGCGACGGGGACGCCCTTTACTGTCTGGACGTGCGGATCGACTTGCGCCGTTGTCTGAATCTGCGTGAACTTGTCGGACGCGGTGAACGCGCCGCAGACGTCTTGCGCCTTGCTGCGCGGGGTGAGGGTTCCTGCGAGCGCGTAGGTGCGCTTCGCGGTCGCATCGCTCTCGACTTCCACGCCGCTGATCGTGACGGTCGGCGGGTTGCCAGCCTGTGTGGAGATCGCGACGGAGGTGAGCATGAGCATCTTCGTTTCCGCGCTTTGGCCGCTGCCGATTGTGTGGGAGTGGATCGAGCCGAGGACGATCTGGGAGAGATCCACCTCGCCATTGACGGCGTACTCGGTCGAGGGGGCGATTACCTCGCCGTACACGTCGTGCGCGGCGGTGTCGCCGTACTCGTTCGGGGCTTCCGCCACGCTGCTCGTCTTGCCGTCGCTGGACGACTTCGGGGTCAGTCCTGTGATTGATCCCCAGTAGTTCACGGGTGCGCTGAATCCGTTGTTTGCCATTGTGTGCGTTCCTTTCCTGTCTGTCAGTTAGCGCGACCCGTTATGGTCGCCGCGAAAGATGTGGAGAATGAGCCGCCGTTCTCGTCCTGCTGGAAGTCCGGCTCGTCGCCGTTTTCCAACTGAAAGCCGTCAACGGCGAAGACGTGCGTGGGCGTGTCGTCGGCCTCGTCGCCCAACTCGGCGCAGTTGTCGCCCCGCGCCAGATAGTCGAACACGGCCCAAAGCGCGTCGTAGTTCGCCTTGAATACTGCGCCGCCCTTATCGTCGTCAAGCGCAACGGTCAGGATGGCGCGGGCGGAGAATGAGTAGTGCGGCAGGGGTTCTTCAAGTTGCGCGGCAATGTGGACGTTCAAGGCGATCCCGCTCGACGGGGTTTCCTGTTTCTCTCCTTCCAACGCTTCGAGCAAAAGCGAATAGACGGGCAATGTCGCGCCCACGCTTTCAATTGCCGCCTTTAGTTTCCGCGTTATGAGTTCCGCCGGGGTCATGCCAGTTCCTTTCTCGCCTTGGCCAGTCCCTTGTCGATCTGGCCGTCGATGTAGCGCGTCGCCGCCGTCATTGCGTCGGCCAGCGCGGCTTCCGGCAACGCTTCGCGGATGTAGTCGAGTTTGTTCACGATCAAAACCTCAACGCGGGGGCTTGTGCCCGTGACGATCTCGCGGAGATAGCCCTCGGCCATGCGCGGCTCGATCTTCGTCTTGGGGTTGCCGCCCGTCTGCTCTGCGCGTTTGAAGAGGGCTTTCATAAACCAACCCCACGAATGTTTGGCAAGTCCCCACCGCGTGTACTGTCCGCCCTTGCGCCGCGCCTCTGCGCGTGTCTCTGCGGGCTTCACGTAGGTCTTGGCGTCCTGTCCGCCACGGCGGCGGATCGCCCAACGCGGCAGGGGCTTCTGCTTCTTGCCCTTGGGCGTGATGTACTTCGGGCCGGGGCCGTCATAGCGCGTCACGTCCTTCAGCGGGGCTTGCCGCTTCGCCTTGGCCGTCCGTGCGCGTAGTCCCTTTATGAGCGCAATCGTGCCGCGCCGGATCGCGGCGGCTTGCGTGTTGCCCAGTTCGTCGCGGTAGCGGTCGCAAGCGCGGGTGAAGTCGCGCACGGTTGCCTCCGGCACATTGGCCGCAATGTCAAGGATCGCCGCCACGCCGTCAGCTCCTTGTGCGGCATTTCAGGATGTACCAACCGCCGTGCCGTGTGACGGTGGAAACTTTGAGGGTGAGTGGGTGGCCGTCCGGGGCGACCTCGATTGTGTCGGACGGCTCCGGGTCTGTGACTTCCGGCCAGTCCGCCCGGCGGATCGCGGCAATGTAGGCGGTCGCGTAGGTCGGCGCAAGCGCGTCCGTGTAGTTGTCCGCCGTGCCGTTCTCCAACAACAGGATGTCGAGCGGATGTTGGATCGTCCGTGCCTTGCCGTTCTCGCGGCGCGTTCCCTTGTACGCCGCTGGGCATTTCTCAAACTCCGCAGAAAGCCCGACGGTGAACGTCGCGCCGACGGGATCGGTTTTCATCGACACGACGACGCGCAACGATTCGCCCAACTCCACCGCCGCGCCCTGTTCGAGCGTGGGGAAGTCCGCCGCGTTCGCGACGTACCGCGCCGCCTCTGCGGGTGCGGTGTCCGAAACGGCCTCCGCGAAGTCCCGCGACGACGACTGCACGACCGCGCCCTGTTCCGTCTCGCCGTGCCGCATGGTGCGGACGGCCTCTGGAACGGCGGCGGCTATGCTGCCGAGCGCATTGCGGAAATCTTCGCGGAGGCCCATCTTCTCTTTCCGTTTTCTTTGCGGAGTGAATTCGGTTGAAAAGCCCCCGGCGGCGAAGGACGAACAACTCCGCCGGGGGTGCAAGGTCACGACAGGGCCGTGCCGATGGCGAACGCGGCGGGATGGCGGACGATCACGTCGCAATCCTGGAACGCGGTCACCTGCCACGCGCCCTTCGCGCTGTAGGTGTAGGGATCGACGATCATGTCGACGCCGCTCCAGAAGCACATGAGGATCTCGGCCCAGTTGCCGAAATACAGCTTCTTGGAGTTGCAAAGGGCGGACATGAGGAAGTCAAAGCCCTCGACCTTGGCGTCCTTCGAGCAGAGGTACCCCGCGCCGACGCCGCCGACGATAGCCGCCGAATCGCCTGCCTTGCCGTTCGACACGGTTGTGATGTCGAGCGTCTTGCAGAGCAGGGCCTTGACGGCGGGGCTGCCGATGTACTTCATGTTCGCGCCCGCCGCGTTCGCCGTGTACACCTTCTCCCAGAAGTCCACGAGGTTCGCCTTGGTGGGTGCGCCCGCGGTCATTGTCACCGCGCCAACGCCAGTCGTGGCGGAAAGGCCCGTCGGCTGGTTGTTCGTACCCGTGCCGTCGAACGCCGCCGCCTCGACCGCCCTACCAATGGCCTCCATAATGAGGCGGGCGACAAGGTTCTGGACGGCAAGCGAAGACTGGATGACAAGGCGACGGGAAAGAATCGCGTTCGCCGCCGCCGTGTGGGGCGTTCCCGGCACCTGCGAGAAGGTCGGCGTCTTTGTGGTCGCGTTGTCCTTCTCGGAGATCCAGCCCGCCGTCACCGCCGTTCCCTTCGGGATGGCAATGTCGCCGACAAGCCCGCCGACGGTCTGGACGCCCGCCGCGCCGAGGACGGTCGTGGCGACGAGTTCGTCGATGTACTGCGACGCCAGAAGCGACGTCTCGACGGTGGCCGCGCCATTGCCGACGATCTCGCCCGAGACGTTCGTCTTGCCCGTGATTGCGCGGACGAGGACGGCTTCGGGGATGTAAAAGCCGCGAGCGTCCTTGTGCTGCGCCTTGGCGATCTGGTCGGAAATCTCGCGCTCAAAGCCAACGTCCGGGCTTCCGTCCTTGGCAAGTGCGCGGATGACGTTCAGAAGGTTGTACTCCTTCACGATCTTGCGCTCGTCGCCGCCGTCGAAGATTGCGGTCTTCTTCTGCTGTTCGGGCTGCGCGGGCTTCTTCGCCAGTTCGTCCGCGTATGCGCAAGCGCGTTCCGCGATCTCGCTGCGAATCTCGGCCTCGGTCTTCCCGGCCTCGATCATGGCGGTCACGTCCGCCGTTTTCATGTGCGCCCTCTCGGCCTGAGCCATAAGGGCGGCGATGGTCTTTGCGTCCATCTCTTTCTCCTTTGGTGTGACGGCGGACGGTTCAACGACCGCCGCCCTTACTGCGCCCCCCCTACCCTCATCGGTTGTGTCGGCCACTCGGCCAACGCCGATGTTCGTGTCGGCGGGGACATTCACGAAACTCGCTTCATACGGCGTCCACTTCGTCACGCGGAAGATTGGCAAGCCGTCCTCGGCCTTGCCGACCTTCTTGTACTCGCGCACGATGTAGCCGACCGACATATTGCGCCGGATTCCAGCGGCGGCGTCCCTTGCGATCTCCTGCGCACGTTCGCCGCACCCAAATTCGATCACGCCGCCCAACTTGCCGTCCTTCAGTTCGGGCTTGCGGATGATTCCGATCTGGTCGCCCCAGTGGGTGTCCTGAATGACGAGCCCGTCCTTCATGCGGCTTTCGTCGATCTCGCCCTTGGCGTGGCCCAAAACCTCATGGCCGCGCACCCACGCCTTGTTTTCCTCATCCCACATTGTGCGCGGGTAGGGCGTCTCGCTCGACACGGTGGCGCGGACAATGGTTTCGGTCTTGCCGTCCCCGGCGTCCCGCGTTTCGGCGACGATCTCCGCCTCGCGGAAAACGCGCCCGTCGTTCCTCGGCTCGTCGCCGTCAGTTTTCTTCTTTCCCATCTTCGGTTTCCTTTCCGGGTTTGCTCTCTACCTTTTGCGTTGCGGTCAAAAGTCCGGCGGCGGTCTTGCGCGGGTTTATGCGTTCGGCCTCGGCGATGTTCTCGTCAATGTCCGTGCCGTAGTCTGCGGCGATCTGCGCGTCGGTCTTCCAGCCATGCGCAACGGCGACGGCTGCGGCGTTCACGTCCTTCATCGGATCAACCCACTCCCACGTCCGCCCGCGAAACTCATGCTCGGCCAGTCGTTCGTAGTCCGCGCCGATGTAGGGGTTCGACGCGGTGAAGCGGAGAAACGACGCAAGCCACGCCCGGAACACGGGCGACGCCACTTGCTCGATGAATTGCGCCTGTAGGATTCGCCAATGGTCGCGCTCGGCGATTGTCCCGGCGCGAACGGACGAAAACGACACGCCGCCCCAATCGTTCGCAAAGCAAGCATACTCAAGGCCGAGGCCGCTTGCTATGTCGCGGAGCATGGAGTTCTTGAACGCGGTCAGTTCGCGGTTTGGGTGCTGCGGCGTGACGGTCTTGTAGTCCCATCCCGGTTCGAGCTTGATCTTCGTGCCGGGTTCGCTCGGCATGGTGAGCGCGGCGGATTGGTCGTCGTCGTACTCGCCCAACTCGCCGTCGCGTCCGACGGGCGCGGAGAATATGCCCGTCGTGTTCGCCTCGTCGCGGGCGGCGACAAGTTCCGCGAAGTTGTACTCGTCCAACATCTTCAACTTGCGCAACACGGCATGGCCGAGCGGGATTCCCCGCGTCTGGCACTCGTCACGCTGCGTGAAAAGGTGCAACACGTCCGCCGCCTGAACGCGAATAACCGGCTGGCCGTTCAAGCGCGGGGCGGTCATGTCCTCGCGCCCGGCGCGGAAGTAGTAGGCGACGGGGCGAAGCGAAACGCGGTCAACCTCCACGCCGTTGCGGATGACGGTCGCCGCCGTCGCGCCGTTGCCGTTCGCCGTCTCGTCGAGCGCGTCCGGGCGGACGATCCGCAATGAAAATCCGTAGGGGTTCGGCGCGGCGCGGTCGATCAAGATCAACGCCTCGCCGTCTCGCGCCCAATTCTCGGCGGCAAGTCGGCAGATGGCGTTGAAGGTCTTGCGCCCTGTCACGTCGGCCATGTCCGCCGCGCTGCACCACATCCACCAGTGGTACTGCAGGAACTTCGCCGCCGCCTCGTCGATTGTCGGATCGTCGGCGGAAACGCTCGGCAAGGCCTTGAACTTCACGCCGTCCCCGATAACGTTGGCGACAAACAGGTCAAGCCAGCGGAGGTAGTGTTCGGAGTTCTTTGCCATGTCCCGGCTGCGGGCGCGTATCACGGCAAGCCCGGCGGCGACGTCGGCGTTGGAAAAGCCGCCGTCCCATACCCACGGGCGCAACAGGCGCGAACACTCGGCGGCGGCGAACATTCGCATGAAGTGGCCTCGCTTGCCGCCCTGTGGCTTCTTGCGTTTGAGGAAGTTGAACATTACACGAACCTCGTCTTTATGAGCTGCACCCCTCCGGCGGGCTGTATGCCGTTCTCGTCCGCCGCCGCCTTGCGCTGGTAGTAGGCGAGAATATCAAGAAGGTCGGCGCGGTCTTTGTAGGTGATCTGGAGTTCGCCGACAGAAATTGAGCGGTTCGGATTGTTCGCCCAATTCTGGAGGGCGGTTTCAATCGCGGCGACGACGGCGCGGTATCTGGAAACAAGCGGGCGAACGTACACCGCGCCGGACGCAATCGCCTCCGTCCCGCTTGCCGTGGTCGCGTACACGATCCACCGCGTCGCGCCTGAAAAGCCCGCAAGCGTCTCGGCGGTTGCGGTCGCCGTCCATGTGCCGTCGCCGTTATCGGTCGCGGCGACCTCGGTGTTCTTCGCGCCGTCCGCCAGTTTGACGACAACGGCGGTCGCGCCGTCCGGGGCCGTCCATGTCCCCGTCAGCGTCTCGCCGTCGAACACGGCGCGGTCTGTAAATCGTCTCGCCATTGGTGAAGGTTCCTTTCCTCACCATTAGCGGGGCGGTCAAAATCGCGGCGGCGTTTCGGGCGTTCCTCGTGGTTGCGGTATTCGTTGGGCAAAATGTCGCGTGTGTCGTAGTCCATGTTGCGCTCCTTTCTGATCAGTAAAGCCGCCCGCCGATTGCGAGGCTGTGTTTCTTCTTTGGCGGAAGCTGCGGCGGCGTTCCCGTTTCGGGCTTTTCCGTTCCCGCTTCCGGCGGCGGCGTTCCTGTTTCGGCTTGCGGCGTTCCCGTGCCGACGATCTTGCCGCCGATTGCGAGGCGCGTCTTTTTCTTTGGCATGGTTTCTCCTTCCCCTGTCAAACCTTCCGCGCCCGCAAGCGCGTAGCACATGGCAAGGCAGTCGCCGAAGTCGTGCGGGTTCTTCGTCTGCCACTTGTAGGCGTACCGCTCCTTGCCGTCGGACGACTTCACGCGGGTCTTCGCCTTTAGTTTCTCGTTCGCCACTTGGACGGCGAAGCGGTAGTGGTTGGCGTTGCCGTCGAACAGGGAAAGCCCGCCGTCCGCGCCCGGCTCCGCCCCCCATGCCCTGTGCATCTTCTCCTTGTACTCGTCGGCGTTCCACGCAAGCCAACGCCGCCCCTGCGGATCGCGGCACAAAATGGTCGCGTTCTTCTCGCTGCGGATTCGGCTGCGGACGTTCGGGTTCCAGTTCTGCCCGGCGCGGCCCAACATGGCGACGGCCTCGATCCCAGACTCGGCCTTCACCGTCGGCGCGAAAGCGGTCACCGTGTTGAATTGCCTTCCGCCCGCGTCGATCCCCCAGCGGTCGAGCGGCATGCCCTGCGCCACGATCTCGCGGGCGTGTGCTTTCAGGGCGGCGAACAGTCGGGCGTTAAACTCGGTGTCGTTCAAGTTCTCCGGGATTCTGATCCGGGTGACGTGGTAGGCCGTGACAAGCGCGGTCAGCCGTATGTCGAAGGTCGTGATCGCCGTGGTTATCGCGTAGCCGGGGTTGATGTCCGTTGCGGCGGCGGTGAAGACGGTCGCGGGCGGTATGGTCTTCGGCGGAACGCCGCGCCGGATTCGTGACAGGATGTGCCGGGCGGTCAACTCGAACGCGAACGCATTGCGCGGCGGTTGCATCTGGTATTCGCTCATGAACGTCGCCTCGCCGTCGCGGAGGAGGATGTTCATGGCGTGTTGGATTCCCGAAACCTCAGTGGCCGGGTCGAAGTTTCGCGGATTCAGTACCGACGCGCCCTCGTCCATCGCCTTGCGCTGCTTCCTGTAGAAACGATTGGCCGCAATGTGCGGCAAGCGGTCGGCGGCTTTCTCGGCTTGGAATATGTCCCAATACTCGGCCCAAAGGTCGCGGACGCCTTTGCGCTCTTCGGCGGTCGCTTCCGGGTTGTGGCACTTGGGCCAGGCCGTCACCATCTTGTAGGTCTTCGTCTTCCAGCCGGGATCGGCGGCGAACGTCTCTGAAAGGTCGTCCGCCTCAATCGGCGTCGAGGTCATTATGGCGGCGATCTTCTTGCGGTGTCCGGCAAGCCCCATGAAGGTCTTTTTGATCTTCGCGGCCATTTTTCCGACCTGTCCTTCGCTCTGGGCCTTGTCGTCGTTCTGCAAGTCGTCGAATATCAGGAAGTCCGGGCGGAGTATGCCCTTGGCCTTGCCTCGCGCCCCCGCGTTGAAGCCGATGGCGTCAAGTATCACGCCGGACGACGGGAATGGTCGCCCCGTTCGCGGATCGGCGACGGACGGAAACACGATGCGGTCGGCGGCTTTGCGCGGGTTCGTCGGCTTGCCGTGGTACTTCTGGGTTTTGGCCCTCTGATATGCCCCGGCCAGTTTCAGGAACGGCAGGGCGATTTCTGGGAAGTCCTGAATGAACGCGGGGCCGGACGTGACGGCGGCGAAAATGTCCTCGATGATGTTTGATGCGTTGCCGTCGTTCGCGCCGACCACCACTTCGTAGCGTCTGCGCCCGGTCGCGGCAACCCATAACGCCGCGCCCTTGGTGTAGGCGGTCTTGCCGTGGCCTCTGGCGACGCGGATGTGGTAGGGGATCGAAGCGTCGCCGATTGCCTGCTCCATGTCGCGGACAATCGGCTGCATGGACGGCGGCGGCGGGATTTCCAGAAACGCGCCCGCGCCTGGGTCGTCGTTCGTGCAATAGGCGCGGAGAAAATACAGGAAGTCCCGCTCTGCCCGGCGGCGGCGTTTCCAGTCTATCCCGTCAATGGCGGCGTCAAGGTCGGCGGCGATGTCTGCGTGTGACGACTTGGCGCGGCTCTTCGCTTGCCGTTCGGCGTAGGTCAAGGCGCGGGGGCGGGCTCTCTCCGGCACGATCCTGTCGAAAAGTGCCGCCGCGCCTTTCAGGCCGGGTGCGTTGCGCTTGGCAGTCCGCCGTAGGTAGTCGGCGACGGCGGCGAGGTCGATCTGGAAGTCCGGGCGGGCGGGTGCGCCCGGCTGCTGAATAAGCCAACGCAAGGTGCGGGCGGTCGCGTGTTTCGATCCGCCTCGCCTCAATACCGCCGCCGCCTCTTCCTCGGTCAACAGACGGACGGGCTTTCTCGTAGTTGTTGCGCTCATATCCCGTCAAATTCACCTCCGCTTTCGCCGTCTGCTGACTTCATCGGCGGCACGTCAGTCGCGTTTTCGGCGGTGAAGTCTTGGTAAACCTTCACCATTGCGGGGTTTCCGCTCTTGGCCATCTTGATTATGGCTTGCCGCATCTCCAGTTTCGTGCGGAGTTGCCCGATCCTGTACCGCTTCTGCGCTTCCGGGCTTGCCCAAAAGTCCGCCTCGCTGATTTCTGCGATTGCGCAGGTCTCGGCGGCTGGCATTTCCGCCGATCCGCAGTCCTCCAGCGTTTTCAGGGTGTCCTCGTCTAAATGTGCAGTTTTCTCGCTCATTTGCGCCTCCACGGCTTGAAGTTCGGAAAATCTTTGTAATTGAATGGGTGAATGTCGTCGAAAAACGCCTTGTAGAAGTCGGCGATCTGCGTTTGGAAAGCGATTACCGTGTTCTCGGTGCGCGGGTTCGTGTTCACGTTCGCGCTTGACAGGATCGCGCCGTCGAATCTCTCGCCGTAAAACGCCATAACCTTTGAGTGGTTGCGGAACACGCCCAAACGTCCGCCGCCCTTGCGGGCGATCTCGCCCAATTCGGCGGCGCACATGGCGTAGGACGCCTTTGCGATCTCGCCGCAGTAGAAGTCGAAACGCCCAACTGCACCCCGGTCGAGCCAGTTTCCCATTTCGGAAACGTCCTCCACGCCGTAGCACCACGACGAAACGAGGCAGAAGTCGAGCCGCTGTTGCCTGACGACGTGCCGGAGGAAGGTCAAGGCGTCGCAATCGCCTCCGCTGATAACGTGGTAGGTCGTGCCGCACTGGAAGTGCCACGGCGCGGATTCGAGCAACGCCGCCTCGGAATTGAAGCGGCGAACGTCAAAGAGCCGCTTTCCGCGCACGGTATGGCAGCGCATGGCCGTTTTCCCGCCTGTTGCGGTCGGCTGCTCGGCGTCCGGCGTCGTCTGGTTTGTGTTAAAAAGTGCCATTTATGCTCCATTTATGGCCGAAAAAGGCCAAAACGCCACCGCAAATCTTCCCTAATTTCGTCGAAAATCACCACTAAAAGCCAGAAAACGCCCAAAACGTGACGCGAAAAACGCACGATACCTCGGCCGATGGGCGCAAGCCGCCTCGGCTGACAGTACCTACACCGCCCCGGCGGTCGTTCGGTCGAGGGGGCGTTCCCGCAACAATCGCGCCATTGCCGCCTAAAACGCCATGTGGCGCGTCCGTGGCTCTTTGGCGTGTCGGCGCAAGGGGTCGCCGTCCTCGCGCCCACAAGGCGTTTGTGGCGCGTCTGACGCGGTGGGTGAGTTATGAACATATCAACATCCCTCCAACTTGTCGAAGAAGTCCGTCTGATACTTCTGGCGCGGAATGGCAACTCGCCCCCCCCTGCCGTGTGTCAGCCCTCCGTTGGCGATGGCCTTGAATATGGGGCGGGCTTTGAACAGGGCTTTTATCCGTGCGAACGCCGTCTGTTTGGTTAGGCCGTGGGCTTCGGCATATCCGATCATTGTGCCGCCGTTCAGGAAGTGGGCGACGATCTCAAACTCCGGGCGGGTCAAGGTCTGGAACACGTCGGCAACCTTGGCAAGCCTGGCGACCTGTTCGTATGGCAGGGCGGCAACGCAAGCCAACAAGGTGGTCAGCGCGTCGTTCGCCCGCATCTCGGTGTCCGGCTCTTGCCGTTGTTCGTCGATCTCGCCAGGGTCGTAGGTGCAGGAAGCGGGGTGGTTCGGAGCAACCTTGGCAACGCGCCCGACCGTGCCGTCGTGGATCACGTCAAGCGACACGCTGCCGTCCCCGGCCAAATCTTCGCCGAGGCGGCATTTCGAGCAGATTTCACGCAACCGCGTCTGTTCGTCCACAAGCCGCGCGATTTCACGGCTGTGTCTGCATTTCGTGCAAGTCATGTCGCTTCTCATTTGGCGGATCCGTCAAACGTCCGGGCGCCCGCCGGGCGGATCTCGATGTCGATGCCCGGCCTCGGCCCCCACCACTTCGACGTGGACTTCTCTGCGACGAGGCTGTCGTCCGTCCAGAAGTTGAGCCGCGTCATGACGTCGAGCAGCCCCTTCTCCAGGTTGTCGAGGTCCGGGCGGCTCGTGTGCGGCACGTCCGTCCCGGCCTTCACGACAGACCTCCGCTCGGACTTGCGGAAGGGGAACGTCCAGCGCGCCGTCAGCGAGACGGGGACGGAGAAGGGCACGTCCGGCCTGTACATCAGGCAGAGCGCGGCGAGGAAGTTCTCGCTCTCGCGGACCTTCCGCTTCGTGAAGAACCGTACGCGCCCTCCGCAGACGAACGCGCCCTTCTGCTGGGCGGTTGCAGTAGGCGGAACGCAGTCGAGGCGGAACCTGAGCGGCACGGGGACGCCCACCTGTTGTTCGAAGGCCGTCATGCTCATCGCACACCCCCTTTGTCAGCGAGCCTCGCTAGGCGCGCGTTAAGCGCCGCACCTCCCGCGCACACGCGCACGCACACGCACACGCGCAGGGGAGATATAAGCCCCCTATTGGTACAGAATAAATTTATACCTTCTATCGGAATCATAGTAAATATATCTCCTCTTATCTCGTGGTCATTTTGTGGTGTTTGAAAGTCCACATTTTGTCCACCGTGCTGGTGGTCATTTTGTGGTGTTTGAAAGTCCACATTTTGTCCACCGTGCTGGTGGTCATCTTGTGTGCGGACGGACTGGCATCTTCGGCTTGGGGCATGGCCTGACTTCCATTCCCTGCCGCCGCATTTCCTCCCGCTGTTCGCTCATCCACCTGGCGTTCGCCGCCCTGCGCTTCGCGTTCTGCCCGTTGTGTTCGTCCCAGTTCGTGATGGTGCATACGCCGTCCGCGAACGTGAGCCAGCCAGAACGTTCGAGGCTTGCGGCGCAACCCGCCAGCCCCGCCTTGCGGTCGATCTCGGCATGGTCTGTCTCAAGCCGCCCGTCCGCCGTGTTTTCGTCCAGCCAAGCGTACAGGTCGAACCACGCCAAGAATGCGTCGCCCCGTGTGCATCCGCAGTCCTTCGCCATGTTGCGAATCGCCGTCTTGTACGGCGTGTCAACCCCCACCTTCAGCCATCTTGCCATTACTTCACCCTCCACGGCTGCAAATCGGCAACCATCCAGAACGTTTCCGCCGTAAACCCTGCGCCGTGCCAGTCGCGCAGGTCCTTCTTCGGCGGCGTCACGATGCGGTAGCACCTGCCGAGCGACTGCGCCAGCCGCCGCGCACCCTCTATGCCGGGTCGCCACGGCGTCCCGTCCGGGCGGAACTTGTAGTTGTCGTTGTCGCTGACGATGGTGACGCGGCTCGCCCCCAGCCTCGTGCAAAGGTCGCGCAGCATCTCCGCGCCCGTGCCGCACGAGCTGCGCCCGACGCATGGAAGCCCCAGCGCGTAGCCCGCAATGCAGTCCGTGGCGCCCTCCACCACCACAATCTCCCGCCCGCGCAAGCCGTTGTAAACCGCCTCGCGTGGCTGAATCTGCGGGTCGTAGAAAAGCCCGTCGCGGCTTCCGGCCACCGACCATTTCCTGCTGCCGCCGTACTCGCGTAGTCGAATGCCCACGCACTTCGACTGCCCGTCAAGCATTGGGAAGGCCCAGGCGCGGTGGAACGCGCTGCGGCCTACCATCAGGCGGTCAATGTCCGCCGGGCACAGATTCAGGTCGCGCCCGATCTCCAGAAGGGAATCGAAAATGTCCCTGCCGCCGCCCGGTGCCTCGAACTCTGCCCTGTAGCCCTGCATTGTGATCTCGGCGTTGAAGAGCTGCGGCTTGGGCTTGTGCGGAATGCGCGGCACGCATTCGCGGCGCGGCCTTTCCACCAGTACGTGAATCCAGCCCATGCCCGACTTGGCCGGGTGCGATGATTGCACCCGGCGGCATACGCACATCATGCCGTCGTTGGAAAGGGTACACCAGTCCGGCTTGTGGCAGACAGGGCACGGCTCCCGCTTTGATACGTTGTGCCAAGTGCCGCCCATCAGCCCACCTCCCGGAAGTCCGCCTCGCACATCGCCGCGGCGGTCATTACTGGTACGCTGTTCCCGATCTGCTTCACCTGTTCGCCCCTGTTGCCCGTAAGCACGTAGTCCGGCGGGAAGCTGTGCGCGGCGGCAAGTTCGCTTGGCTTCAACATCCGAATGCGGATGTCGATTATTCGCCCGTCCTCCAGCACGGGAAGTGCAACCATTGCGCTGTTGTTCCGCGTGGTGATCGTGCGCATCGGCTCGTTTCCGCCTGTGACCCGCCTTTCGTCGTTTGGGTCGCCGGGGTGTGACATGTCGATTACAAGCGGCGTAATCATGCGCACCGCTCCGCTTGTGGCGATTGTCGGGCATGGCTCTTCAATCGGCCTCGCCTGTGCGCCGCCCTGCTGCCCCAGCACAAGCGGTGTGCAAAGGTAGTCTTTCCGCACCGTTGTCTGCGCCCGGAGCGGCTTGTCAATCCCGCGTGGCGCGTTGTTGGCCTGTTCCGTAATCAGGTACGGAGTAATCATGGAGAAGCGGTCGTGCGTTGTCTGCGCTGGCATCGGTGCGTCCGGCGGTTTCGCCTCGCCGTCCTTGAAATGGTCTAGAATCAGCGGCTGGCACAGCATGTGGTGCGCACCCGAAGTGGTGATTACCGAAATGGGCGCGTCCACGCTTTCCGCCGTGCAATGTCTGTTCATGCGCACGATGAACGGGCGCACGATGGCCGTGCGGTTCGCCGTGTGCTGTGTCCGCAACGGCGCGGTCGTCGGCAGTACCCGCGTTTCGTCGTTTTCGCCCGCGCCCAACATATCCATCTGAAAGTCAAGCCCGTTGTACTTGCGCAAGCCAACCATAATGCGGCGCAGCGTGTTTTCCGCAAGCGGCTTCTCTCGGTTGAAGATCGACTTGCCTGTATCGGAAAGGTCGAGGCATTCGCGCACCCCGCGCCACTTCTTCAGCTCATGGCCGAACAAATCCGGCTGCGGGTTCTCCGCGTGTGTCGGCTCCGGCCACCGTATGCGCCCGCATCCCTTGCGCACGGCCTTCAGGAAAAACCGCCGCCGGGATGTTGCGTCGCCGTAGTCCGCGCAGTTCACCACCCGCCACTCCACGGCGTAGTGCCGCGCCTCGATGGACGCAACCCAAGAGCGGAAGCATGACCCTTTCAGGCGTTCGATAGGCTTGCCGTCCTTCGTCAACGGCCCCCAATCCACAAATTCCGGCACGTTTTCGATGATGATACGCCGCACGAAAAGTTGGTCGAGCCACGTTAGCACCAGTTCGGGTTGCGCCCGGAGCTGGTTACTACGCGGCTTGCCTCCCTTGGCGCGGCTGTGGTGCGTACAGCTTGGCGAAGCCCACAGAAGGTCAACCTCGCCCGAAGGCACAAGGTCGGCGGGTACGGCTTCCTCAATGCCCATCTGCTTTGTGTCAATGTCGGGATGATTGCGCTTCATGGTGTCCACGGCCACGGACCAATGGTTTATGGCGAGGCCCTTGTGGCGCATCTTCAGGCGCGAAAGGGCAAGTTCAAGCCCCGTGGAAGCACCGCCCGCGCCGCAGAAGAGGTCAACGGTATAAAATTCCCTCATGTCCCTCATGCCCGGCCTCCCGTGTACGTCACGCAAGCCGTAAGCGTAGCCGCCGCCAGCCAATAGATCATCATGCGCCAGTTGCACTTGGCCGCATACGGAACGCTTGCCGCCACGTCAAGCGCAATCAGTGCCGTCGGGAAGATGTACTCACTTTTCACCCGGCAGCTCCGCTTTCTTCTTCTCGATGTACCAAACGGCGTTCTTCACGGCGTTTTCAATCGCCGCCTTTATCTCGCCCGTGTTTACGTGGTGTATCGCGCCACGGTCGATTATCAGCTCCGCCGTAATGGACACCTTCGGGAATGCCTTCGCATCTTCGATTGTCTTGCAATCGAAGTATGTCGGTATCGCAATCTTGCCTGTGTTCACCATCACTTTTTTCCTTTCGTTTTTTGTTGTTGTGCTACCCCATCGAGATCAGATCGCCCTGCACCATCCGCCTCGGCCTTCGCGGCATCTTCGGAAGCGGCCCCGGAAGCGGAAGCGTTATGGCCTTCGTCGTTCCCTTTTCTGGCGTCCATCCGGCCTTGCTCCACGCCTCCGCCACATCGTCAAGCGGATGTTCGCAGCCTTCGCCGTTGCTTGACTTGTCGTTCCAGAACTTCCCGAACGCATGGCGGCACACGGTCTGCGTCCATTCCGGGCACTCTGCGCACTTCCGCCTCATTTCCGCCACCCCTGTCTGTCGGCCATGCGCCCGATCATCCGCCCCGCCATGTCGTGCCGCAGCGGCATCGAGAAGCCCCGCTTCTTCAGGAGCGCGGCCTGCTTCAGGCTCGCGTACCCGCCTTGCAGCCGCCTGAAGTATTCGTCCAACAGCTGCTTGCCCTGCCCGTAGGGGATCTTCTCGGGATCGACCCCGATGCGCTCCAGAAGCACCTGCGACTGCTTAGGGCTGAACCGCCGCCCCCTGTCCCATCCACGCTCCTGCACGGGTGACAAATCCCACTCGTTGAAGGGGTCGATCTTGGTGACGAGGAACTGCGCACGGGCCTGCAGCCCCGCACGGGTCGCCGCCTCCCGCTTCTTACGCGCCTCCACTTCCGCCTTTACCTTCGCCAGCTCCTCCGTCATGTCAACGGGCTTGCCGTTCTCGCGCACGCGCCGCGCAACCTCCGCCACCACTTCATCGTCGATTGTGCCGCCCAAGATGTCGGCGGTGCAGCACAGCTTGTGCCGCCCGGCGTTGCCGCAGAAGTCAACGATGAGGCAGGACGGCTTGCAGCTGCTGCGTATCATGGCGCATCGCTCCTGCGCCGTCGGCAGATCGCCAAGCAAGCCCGCCACCTCCTCCGCAGGGCGCGTTCCCCGTCCGGCCATCTGCGCGTACAGGGCGCGTGATTTCGTCGGGCGCGCCATCACAACCACCTGCACCCCCGCATCGTCGAAGCCCTCGGTCAGCACGCCCACGTTCACCACAAACTGCAAACGGCCAGCCTTGAAGTCGGCCAGCATTCGCCGCCTGTCCTCCTTGTCCGTCTTGCCGCACAGCCAGGCAGCCTTGTCGGGCTTGTAGCGGTTCAAGATCTCCGCCAGCCGTTCCGCCTGCTCTACCGTGGTCGCAAATATGATCGCCCTGCGGTCGCCGCAGATTTCAACCGTTGGCGCGGCAATGCCCTGCAGGTTGCGCTCGGCCTCCATCACCTCCGCGAGGTCGCCCTGGTTGAGGTCGCCGGCCGTGGTGCGGATCCCGCTGAAGTCCAGCGATCCGACCGTCACCATCTGCTGCTCGATGGGCACCAGCCAGCCGTTTTGGATTGCCTCCAGCACGCCGTACTCGTAGGCCACGCTCTCGAACACCTGCCCCAGCGCGGCCTCGTCCGCGCGGTCGGGCGTGGCCGTCACGCCCAGTACCTTGCATCTTGGGTTCTGGCGGTACCAGTCGATGCACCTGCGGTACGTGCCGGCCGTGGCATGGTGCGCCTCGTCAATCACCACAAGCCCGAATTCCTGCGGGTCGAACTTGCTCATGCGGCCGGCGCCGTCGCCGCCCGCGCAATGGGTCTGCACCGTTGAAACCACAACGGGCGGCATCTGCCCGAAGTAAGGCTGCACATGGTATTCGCCCATTTCAATCTGCGCCTCCAAGCCCGTGACGCGCTGTATCTTGTCGGCGGCTTGCGTGATAAGCTCCTCGCGGTGCGCAAGAACCATCGCCCGCGCGCCGCGTTCGTGCATCCGACGGATGATCTCGGCGAACAGCACCGTCTTGCCAAGCCCCGTCGGCAGCACGGCAAGCGCGGAAGTATGCTCTTCCCATTCGCGGAAAACGCCCTCCGCCGCCAATTCCTGATAGTCCCGCAGCTTCATTGCGCCGCCCTCCGCTGGTAGAACCTGCAATGCCCCGCCATGTCGGGCGTGGCGAACACCTGCGCGCCGCATTGCACCGTCTCCATCGTGTCGCCCGTGTCAAAGTCGATTTCCATCTGACGGAAGCCGCAGAAATGGCGGCTTCTGCTACAATCATGCGGCTCCGGCGTCTCGATTGTGAACACCTTGCCGACAGACTGTCTGTAATACGCGACCTTGTCGGGATGCGCCGAGCGGATCGTGCAGAAGGGAATGCGCAGGTTCCCGAGGAAGATCAGCTGGATGTACTCGCCGCTCCGCAGCGGATAACGCCCGCCGTCGTAGGCGGTGTCGTAGTCCAGCAGCTCCTTCGGCGTGTGCGCGTCGATCTTCAGCGGGCGCACAGCCAGCAGCTCCGCCGTTGTCTGCCCGTGCAGCTTCGGGTATTCGTGGCTGAATCGAATCGTGTTCATTCCTCGCCTCCCGCCTTTCGTATTGCCTTTCTCGCCATGTCCATTGCGATTGACATTCCGCTTTCCTTGGTGAAAGGGGCCTCCTTTTCAGAGCAGTTGAGAAGCGCGGCCAGGGCTTCGTACAGTTCGGGCGCGGCGGCTATAAGATGGGCGTGTGAAGGAAGAAGAACCCCGAAGATGACACGATCATTCTTATCGTAAACCCATCCGATATCTTCAAAAAGATTCCGCACTTTCGCGTGCCACGGGGTAAGGCTGATGCCAAGTTCTTCAATCGTTTTCATTCCTTCACCTCGCTTTCTGCTTTCGGCGGCATCCAATCGTGATGTAAGTCCGTACACGGCTTCCGCTCGTGACAGATACCGCATTCGTCAACCCACACGCCGACGGCTTTATTCTTCTGCGAGAAGCCAGCCTTTCGTGCGCAGTCGAAACATACCGCGCCAATGTTTGTGTAGTCCTTCATTCCACGCCTCCGTGTTTCTTGCAGTCCGAAAGTTCCTCGTCTAAGCGAAGGCAGAACGATTCATATCCGTCATCGCCACTTGTCAGCCACTCTACACGTTCCGCGTAAATGGCCGCCTGGCGTACACACACAAGGGCATCTATCAAACGCTTAATCACGGCATCTGTCAACGACTCTGGAGACTTAAGATACCCGACGTCTGGATGCTTATCATGATAGTATTTTGATACGGCGAAGAACCGGCCGCTCTTCCGGCGAAGTTCAGCATTCGCAAGTTCGCTCTGAATATGCCTCGCCGCGTCTTGAATCTTCCACGAAACATAATCCATGCTTCCACCGCTCATTTCGCGCCTCCTTCCTTGTATGGCAACTGCAAGAACCTGTAAACGCACGAAAGCGACGTGTCGCCGTCTTTGTAATTAGGGCATTTTGCGCAAGGGTTGTCGTCAGCGGCACATCTGAAATGCTTGGCGCAAAATGCTTTCAGCCTATCATCCTGCTCCTTTTCTGTTCCAACATCGCAGTTGCGCGGCGGAGCGGAGAGGGCGGCGCGGGCGTCTTTCAGTGGCTTCACGCCTTTTGCCCCGATGTGCCACCATAGCGGGTTTCCCGAATCGCACTCGTCTATCACGCCGACAAGTGCCTCCAACGCCTCGCGCATCGCCGCCGCGTTCCCGAGTTTGCACGATCTTTCTTTAGCCGACTGCTCTCCTGCGGCGAAGCCTTCGCCTGCCGCTTTCGCTGTCTCGACAGCCAGCGTAAATTCTACTGCCGCCTCGATGCGGTCGGCGAGGTCGTAGCCATAAACGGACGCATGGCGGCGAATCCATGCCACGATGTCCGCGATTGTCTCATGTTTCTCGTTGCTCATTCCGCCGCCTCCTTCTCCGCCTCTGTGTAGAGCCATGCAAGCACACATGGGATTCCGCGACCGAAGAAGCGGCACTCACTGCATGAGACCTTGCTGCAGAATTTTCTGAAACACTCGTATGCCTCCGCTGCCTCATCTGCCGTCGCGAACCTGTCGAAGTTGCGGACGGGCTTGCGCCTCTCGATGGCGATGGCATCGGCGAGGTGGATAATGGTCGTTTCCAATCGCGAAAGAGAACCGTCTGGCCCATGTGAATACCATGTGTTCTTCACCGCCTCCGCCGCCTCAAGCAAAGTCGGCGCGCGCGGTTCTTCGTACTCGCATTCAAGCCACACGTCGAACGGCACCCTCTTGAAGTCGAGGCTGTTGTACGCATCCAGCGCGGCCTTGGTGTTCGTGTACTTCTCGATGTTCTTCATTGTTCGTCCTTTCGTCTTTCCCATTGCTGATTATTGAACCTTGAACTCCTTCGGGTTGCGCCCGTATTCCTCCTCGGTCTGCCAGCCGCGATTATGGCACGCCCTGCACCCCGTCCCCTGGCACATCCGGCACACGCAGTGCGGCTCCGCCGCGCTGATGAAGTTGTACGCGTTGTTGAGGTTCACGAGCGCGTCCTGGCGCACCGCCGCGAACTGCGGAACGGCGTCCTCGAACGCCTTGCGCAGCGCGACCCGCGCACGGCTCACCGTCGCCAGCAGGTCGGCGAGCGCGCCGCCCTCGAACGCCGCGTTGATCTCCACCGGGATCTCCACGCCGTACCTGTCCGTCGGCATCTTGCGGACGGGCCGTTTCGGCCTCGTCGGCACGGCGTAGGCCTTGCCGTCGCGCCCGATTCGCCTAACTGGCGTTTTCGGCGGCTCCTTCGCCGTTTCCGCGCCGTTTCCGTTTTCACAGGGTGTCACATTGTTACACCCTGACGAACCCGCTCCAGCCCCGTCAGGGTGTAACAATGTGACACCCTGTCCGGCCTCCGCCCCGTCGCCCAGGGTGTCACATTGTGATACCCTGTCGCCGGCCTCCGCGACCCCGCAGGGTGTCACATTGTTACACCCTGTCCGCTCGTTGCGCCACCTCGCGACGGTCATGCGGGAGACCCCGCACACCTCGGCGAGCAGCGCGTTCGACGGCTCCCCGCCGAACAGCCTCTCGCGCTCGCGCCACGCCACCTCCAGCGCGTGCCGCTTGTCCGCGTTCGTCATGCGCATCCCGTGCCCGCTGTTCGCGTGCAGCGCGTACCGCAGCGCGTCGATCCACTCGCCGCGCCGCACGTCCGCCGTCACCGTCTTCCGCCCGCCGCGCCGCGCCGCCTCCAGCCGGTGGAAGCCGTCCGCGAGCCAGTGCGCCCCGTCCGCGTCCCGGAACAGCGTCACCGGCGGGAACACCGTCCCGCCGGCCATCAGCTCCGCGTACTCCGCGATCGCCGCCTCGTTCATCTGGACGCGCATCTGAAGCCCGTCCGTCCTTATCTTCGAGATCGCAATCTCCTTCGCCATCTTCTTCGCCTTTCAAGTTGCGCCAACCTCTGCAGTTCGCAGAGGTTGGCATTGGTGGATGATTGGTGTCAGAAGGGCAAGGCCCCTTCGCCCACCGCCTGAAAAAGCCGCTGCACGTCCTCCGGCCCGAACTCGTCCGGGTCTTTCCCCTGCGCGGCCTTGTCGAAGATGTCGAACCACTCCTCGTCGTGCTTTTCGCTCGAGTACTTCTCGCCGCGCCCCTCCAGCAACGAGCAGAAGTAGGCGAACGCCCCGTCCGCCGTCTGCGGGAACTCCGACCACGGCTTCGGCTGCGCCGGTGCCGCCGCAGGGAGCGTCGGCGCGGCCTGTGCGGGCGCGGAAGGGCGGGAGGGTGCAGTTGCACGGGCGGCGGGCGTCGCGGCCTGTGCGGGCTTCTGCGCCGCCTGTGGCGCACCCGCGCCGACCTTCTTCGGCGTGGCCGCGAAAAGGGCCTTTGCCTTCGCGCCCCACTTCGCCGCAAGCGCAGCCGCATCGCCGTTGCCTCCGTCCGGCACGTATGCCTTGCGCCCACCGCTCTTCGGCCTGTTCGGGTCATGCACCCAGATCTGCTGGTTGCCGTTCGAGTCGGTCTGGAAGTTCAGCTCGACCTTGCCAATGGCCGCAAGGTTGCCGAAGGGCACCCCGTCCACCTCGCGCTGGAACCAGTAGAAATCGTCGAAGGCCTGCGGATTCCAGCCCTTCGCCCATTCCTTCAGCCCGTTGATCGTGGCCTCGTTGAAGCCGCCGTCCTTGCTGGTGAGCCAATGCCGCTTGGTCGGATCCCATTCGTACCCGTTGTCCTTCATGTACCACGTCCCCGTCTTCGGGTCTTTCACCGCGAAGCGGATGTCGAGGATCAGCCGCCCGTCCTTCTCGTAGCAGCTTGCCGTCGTGGGCTTGCCCACATAGGTGCCGTCGGGTATGCCGTAGCTGTATGGTTGATTGGCCATCTTGTCTTTCCCCTTTCCCGATTACTTGATGATCTGCGCCCAGTCGAAGAGCGCGGCGTTTGTCTCGTCCCAGTTCGGCACGTCGAATGCGCACCCCTGCACCGTGCGGCTCTTCGCCATCATGGTTGCAAGCCCGCCCGTGTACAGGGTGCGCGTCATGCCGCCCGAAGCCTTGCCCTTTTCCACCGTCACGTCGGCGGCGAGGTACAGAAGATGGTCGGTTTTCTCCAAGAAGGTGCTGCGCCCCGGCGCCTTGCCCTTGTCGCCCTGCACGAGGCGCGGCTGGTTCTGCCAGTAGTCCGCGCCGTCCGCGTTCGTGAAGCGCGTCGGCTCCGAGTGCGCGATGGCCAGCACGTTCGTCCCGCCGTCCACCAGCTCGTCGATCAGCGGATAGATGGGCGCGAACTTGTCGAAGACGAGCTGCGCACCCTTGCCGTACATCCACTGTTCAAGCGACTTGCGGATCGTGGCCGAGTCGCCGGGGATGGACTCGATGCAGTTCTGCGCCGCCCACTCCTGGGCGCGCGTGAAGCTGTCGATCACGATGTTGTCGTAGCCCTTCACCGCGTCGGAGGCGAGGAACGCCATGAGGTCGTTCCACGCCGCCGCAGGCGCCTTCGGGTCGTACTTGATGAACTTCGGCGTGATGCGCTCAAGCAGCCCCATCGCCGCCAGCTTCGGCTTGATGATCTTCAAGCTGCCCTCCAGGTCGATGAAGAGCGTCTTGCCCGGAAGCATGGCCGCAAGGGTTGACTTGCCCGCGCCTCCCGTGCCGTGAAGCCCGATGAAGTGGCCGCGCTTGCAGTCATCCCACCCGTCCACGGTCTGCGCCGCGACGGGCGCGGCCTTCTGCGTCGGCGCAACGGCGGGAAACGCCGCCGCGCTCGGTCTCTTCGGAATAGCCATTTTGTGTTGCCTTTCGTTGTTGTGTTTACGCCACAGCCGCACCGTGCGGCTGCGAAAGCTCTTCGTGGTGCGCCACGCGGAAACCCTCCGGCGGCGTGTCTGCCGATACGTGCAAGCGGTTCAGGCAGAAGCCGGCGAACTGGCAGCTGCGGCAGTTGTCCGGGTTGCAGCTTCGCGGGTATGCGTACTCCGGCCTGTCCGCCTTCCGCGCCTCCGCCGCGAAGTGCAGCAGCATGCGGCACACGCCCAGCCGCTCCCGGCGGAACTCTTCCAGCATGTCGAAGGTGATCTCCACCTCGCGCCTCGCGAAGTAGCGGTCTGCCTCCGCCGTCATGCTTTCCAGGATGCGCTGCCCGTATTCGTCCGGCGTTTCGGGATGCCCCGAAACCTTCTCGCCCTTGGCCGCGTCCGCCGTCTTCTTCGGCGTGCCGTCGCGCTTGATGCAGCGGTTGCCCTGCGCGTCAAGCACAATCGGCAACCCGTCCGCGTCAAGGTCGGGTATGTTCGCCTTCGGCTGCAACGCGGGCTTGCGGATCACGTCGTACACGCACACGGGAAGCTCGCCCGTCGTGTTGTACACCCATCCCGCGTATGCAAGCAGCTGGTGGTTCAGCTTCAGCCGCTGCCAGTAGTCGGAAGTGTCCGCGAGATCGTCGGAAGTCGTCTTGCGCTCCCAATTCACCCTGCGCCCGTCCTTCAGCACCGCCAGCCCGTCGATCTTGCCGCGCTGCACGAACGTGCGGCTTCCGTTGATCGCGTCCGCGAACTCCACTTCGGGATTCATGGCCGCGTAGTCGCGGTCTTCGATCTCGCCATACGTGCGGTCATACGCGCCCAAGATGCCGAACACCCGTGCGGCCATCCATTCGTCCAGCTGCGTACCCGTGACAGCCGCCGCGTACTGCCCGGCGAAGTCCGCGCCCTTGGCGCGTGCCTCGCCGCCGTTGTGTACCGCCGTGCCGATGCGCAGGGCTTCGGATGGTGTAATCAGCTTCAGGCCGAGGATGTTGTCGTAGAAGTAGCGGCGCGGGCACCGAAGGGCACACGCCATGCTGCTTGCCGTGAGGGTCAGCTTCACTTGGCACCGCCTTCCTTCTGCGTGAATGCGCGATACTCCCGCTCGACCTCGTTATCTGCCTCATGTACCATCTGCGCCACCCTGTCGCCGTCCTTCAAGAGCCGCGAAATCTCTTCACTGAACATGCCGATCAACTTCTTCAGCACGCAGCCACGCAACAGCGTCGCAACGTCGCGTTTTGGCGTATGCACCTGCTTCACGCGAATTGCGCAGGAAAGGTCGTGCTGCTCGTCCGTGCCCGTCATGCTGAAGTCAACCACCAGCCGCCCGGTCACAGCGTCCGTGTCGGTGTCTTCGTCTTCGGCCTCGATCTTCAGAAGCCCGGTCTCGATCACCGTTGCCATGTCCATCTTGAAGCCAAGCACACGCTCGATGTCCTGTGGCGTGGCTTCGGGATTGCGCTTGAAGTGGCCTTTAACCATCTTGCGCTGTTCGTCGTTTAGCATTTCGTCGTTCCTTTCGTTCTATGCCCCGCTGCCCATCAGCGGGAAATGGTATTGCGCTTCATTCGGTCCCCAGCCCGCGACGGGCCGCCCGCGCCATCCTCCCTCCACCTCGACCTTTCCCTTTGGGGGCCTGTCCCATCCGTTCGTGCGGCCCGTCTCCTTGTGGAGGCCGTCGAGCCCCGTGCTGCGGCACGTCGCGCAGTAGCCCGACGAGTTGACGCCGTAGACGTTCCCGCAGTACAAGCAGCGCGGACGGTTCGCAGCCGCCCGCCGCCGCCGCTCCTCCACGTCGGCGCGCACCTCGGCCTCCACGGCGGCGCGGTAGTCCTCCCGCGCGAGCTTCCCGGTCTTAAGTCGGTACTGCGCGTGGCTTTCGGCGCGCCTGATCGCGGCATTGCACGCCGCGCAGTGCCGCGCGTTCCTCTTCAGCGCCGCGAAGTCATCGCCGCAGATGCGGCACTTCATCTTCTTCGGTTTCGATTTGCCCTTGCTCATTGTTTCCTCGTCCTTCCTTCCGTTTCAAGAATCGCGCGTCTGCGGGGGCACTGGGCGCGCACAGTGTTAGCGTTTTACTGTTTCCTACTCCCTTTCTGGGGGCCGGGGCGCCGCTCGCCCCGGGTGGCGGAGTTCAGGTGGCTCTCCCCCGATCGGCCCACCCCTTGCGCACGGCGCCGTGCGGCGGGTCTGTCGCCTCCGTGGTTTCCGCGATGCCGCGCGCCCCACGGTGGGGCTGTGAAATCGTCGATTCAAGCGCGCGGATCGCCGCGCGCTGGCCCGCGATCTTCCGCTCCATGTCCTTCCGCACGTTCACGGCGTGGACGATCTCGCGCCGCTCCGGGAGCGTGCAGGGGTTGATCTTCGAGATCACCACGCGCCCGTCCGCGTCGCGCACCGTGCCGCAGTCCTCCAGGACGAGAGGCAGCTTCATTCCGCGCCCCCGCATTCGCACATCTTGGCGATCCACTCCTGGGCGGCCTCGTAGGTGCAGAACCGGCGGCGGATGCGCCTCCCGTCCTCCACGACCTCCGCGCGGTAGCTGTGGTGCTGCTTGCCGACCTCGCCCTTCGTCGAACGGTCGAAGTAGACGCCGTTGCTCTGCGTCCGACGCTTCATTCGCGCCTCCCTTCCCCGAGGAGCCGCTGCATCTCCCTCTCGCGCGGCGAAAGCTCAAAGACCACCGCCGCCGCCCGGCGGCAGAGCCGGTAGGCCGCGTCCTCCGCCATCAGCCGCCGCTCGACGCGCGCCGCCGCGCCCTGCGGATCGCGCGCGCGCCGCTCCGCGTCCGCCGCCTCGCGGCTGCGGATCAGCAGCCAGCAGAGCGCGAGGAACGCGAGCGCGCCCGCCACCGTCAGCTCGCCGGACAGCACGTCCAGCACGCGCTCGCGCCGCTCGGCGCGCTCCTCCTCCGCGAACGCCCGCTCAACGGCGTCCATGTCCTCCTTGTCAAGGTCGATCATTTCGCACCTCCCTTCGCCTTTCCGTTCGCCGCGGCGTCCGGCGCGAGCCCGACCAGCCGCTCCACGTCCTCGCGCCGCCACAGGCGGCGGCTTCCGATCGTCACGGGCCGCGCGTCGTTCGGGTCGATCTCGCCGGGAACGGGGCGCAGGATGCGCCGCTGAAGCGTCCTCTTGTCGATCCCGAGGAACGCCGCGACGTCCGCGTCGAACATGATGCGGCAGTCCGCAGGCCTGGCTTTCGCTCGCGTCATCTTCACGCCCTCTTGCGGAGGTTCTTCCGAACGAAACAGGCGACGGCGGTCGCGTCGGCGAGCGCCCCCGTCTCGTCCTTCATCGCCTCCAGTTCGTCGCGCTCGAAGCGCACCAGCACCTGGACGGTCTTCGGCTCGGCGTCGGCGGGCGTCGCGTCCGCGCTTGCCGTGGGTTCGTTCTGTTCGGTCTTGCTCATCTTCTCGTTTCCCCTTTCGGTGGTTTGGTGGTTCATGATTTGCCCGGCTTTCTCCTCGCCGCGCCGGGCGGGCGGCGTGTGCAAATGCTTACTTCCCGTTCAGCCCCTCATGGCCGCATATGCTATAATCGCGGCATGGGCATCCCTCCCGATCTCGCGGCCTTCGCCGTCAAGCTTCTCCGCAAGCCACTTGAGCGCCTTTGTCTTCTTCTGTGCCGCGGCCGCGTCGGCGCACTCGAACGCGATCTCGCCGCCTTCAAGGCACGGGCGGTAGAGGCTGAGCGCAAGCTCGGCGAAGTCGAGCGCGAAAACGTCGCACAGGTTCGCGAAGTCCGCAGACTTCGGCACGAGCTGGCCAGACGCGCCGACTACCGCCTCGTTGACGTCCACGGCGGACACGTCGCCTACGCGCTCCGCGCCGACCGCGCCCGCCCCGGCGACGTGCCGCGCCTCCTGTGCCCCGTCTGCTTCGAGCGCGGGCGCACGGTCGACCTGGTGCATGGCGTCCGCACGGCAAACAGTCACACCGACCATCCCCGCAAGGTCCAGAAATTCAGATGCCCCGAACCAGGGTGTGAGTACGCTTTCGTCGTGCCCGAAGAGGCGGGCCTCAAGGCGTTCAAGTTCGCCGACTAGTTCCGTTCGCGTCATCCTTCCGTCCTTTCCGCTTGGTATAATTCACCGCCTATGGAAAGCATTGGCATAACAACTGCGCTCGCGTTCGGCGGCTTCTGCCTGGGCGTGTACAACTGCATTCTTGAAATCGTCCGCCGTCGCCCGCGCGCTGTCGTGCGCGTAAGGCGGCGGCAGGGGGCCGCCGGCATCGACAAAGGCTTCACCGCAACGGTTGTAAACGTAGGTGAAGTCGCCTTTACCGTCGCCGAGGTCTATCTCGTCAAGCGAGACGGCGAACGGGTTGCCACGTCCTCCCCCGGATGCCGCGACAACATCCCAAAACTCGTCAAGCCCGGCGAGACATGCGAGATACATGTCCACCGCATCGACGGCGAGCAGCACCCCGTCCTCGGTGACGTGGTATGCGTGGTGTTTGCCTCGTCCGCCGGCAAGGAGTTCCGCTCGAAGCAGCTCCCCGATGGCCTCGAAGGCGCCGCGCTCCGCCCGGTCCTCCCGTTCCGCTTCCTCAGTCGTTAGCCGCGCCCGCAGGAATGCCCACGCATTCAGCGCGAGCCCCAGCGCCGCCATGATCAACGCGGAATAGGTCAATGCTTCCTTCATCCGTTCGTCCTTTCCTGTAAGCCGTTTGGTATAATGTCCAGGCATGGACTTAAACACGCTGCTGTCTGCCGTCACCGCCGCGTCCGCGCTGGGCGCGTTCGCCGTTGGCCTCTTCGGCCTTCTTGTGGGCATACGCAAGAGCCATCCTCACGCTGAAGTCTCCATCGTGCCGGGAGTGGAACGCGACATTGAAGGGAAATGCCGGCAGTACCGCGAAATCCACGTGGTGAACAACGGCTGTGTAGCCTTCACGGTCACGCAGATAGGCTTCTATTTCGGCAGGCGTGGCGGCCGGTTCCTTCCCGTCGACCAGTATCTCCCGGGCATCGAATACACGCGGCTCGTCTCTCCCGGCGATTTCGTCACCGTCAGGATCAACCGCGACGTATGCGCGGCACTTGCCGGAAGCGAGCCGGTCTTTGTCTTTGCCCGGATCGCCCAGGGCAAGGAGTTCTTCTCGCATCCAGTCCGCGAAGACTTTGCCGCCCTCGCTCGTCTCGTCAATCCGTAGAAGCGTCATCTTCCTTCCGTTCCTTTCCTGTTTTTCCCTGCCACCTGATGACTACGCGCCCTCGCGGGGGTTATTCAAACCTTGCGGGAACAAATTTCCTTCCTTGTTCGCAAGGTTCTTCAAACCCTCTTCCAAAAGAAAAGCGACATCCTTGTTTGTCAATTTCAGAACCTTTGACAGTCGAACGGCGCGAGTTTCAGTCATCGGGATTTTGACGGTTTTCATTGATGCCTCCTATTTGCCTTTGCGTTTCATTTCATTCTTGCGGACTTCGCAAGCAATCCATTCGTAATCTTCAGATGTCAGTTCGACGCTTTCGAGTTGCTTGTCAAGAATCCAAACCATGAACTCGGTTGTCGTCATCTTTCGTGCCGCAGCTTCTTTGCGAATCCTTGCTACCAGTTCAAGCGGAAGCAAAGAATTCACGAACTTCTTATTTAGATTTGGCATGTTGCTCATGTCTGCTCCTTTCGCCGCGCGTCAGGCTCGCGCCGGTTCGCGACGACGAACGAGGCACTGTTTGGCTTTCGGTCTGCTCTTGTCTTCCTCCTCGCAGATATTCGCGGCGACGTCGAGAAGCGCGCCGATGTTGGGAAGGCCACGCGCACGCATGACGACGGCCAGAGACTGCGCGATGAATGCGGGATTCCCGTCTTCCACGGCAGCGGCAAGGAATTCTTTTTGCGCCTCTGGCGTCTTGAGGCTGTCTTCGGGTTTCCACTCCGTGGGTTTCGGGCGCACGGTGTCCTGCACAGCCAGTTCGGGATGGCGTTCGAGATCGCGCGCCGACACGACAGGCAGAAGGTGCTTGCCGGTCTTGCGGAAGTGCGCGCGGTCGGCCTCGACCTCAAGCCGCGCGCGGATGGATTCGGCCGCCTCGGCCGTGCAGTTGTTCTCGGCCATGATGGCCTTGACGGTTGGCAGTTTCATCTTGCTCATGGTCTTAACCTCCGATCTGAAGCTTGGAATGCGAACCCGTGCGGACGAGGACGAGTTCAAGCGCGCCCTCGTCCTTCGCGTAGACGAGCAGCCAGTCCGGCCCGACGTGGCATTCGCGATAGCCGCGCCAGTTGCCCGTGAGCGCGTGGTCGCGGTTCTTGGGCGGAAGGGCGACGTCGGCGGCAAGCAGCCGCACGACAAGCTCGAGCTTTTCAAGATCGAGGCCGCTTTTCGCCGCCGCCTTGCAGTCGCGCTTGTACTTCGTCGTCTTGATGACATTGTACTTGAGTTTCATTGCCCTGTCTTTCCCGTCTTTCGCCGGCCCTTTGATGGGTCAACGCCGCACATTATACCACAGGTTCTTTAAACCCGCAATGTGGTTTCGTAAGTTTTCCTAAACTTTTTTAATCGTTGCTAATGTTCGCCCATTGTCGCCCGTCTTTGCATAGTTTCGCTATTGCCCCGCGCCCGTTTTGTGGTATAATGCACGGCGTAAGGGAGAAAAAGGAATGCAAGCGACACTTGAAAGGACGTTCACGCTCGACCGTGACTTGACGCGCCGGGCCGAGCGCAAGCTCCACCGCTACGGGCGGACGCTCGACGATGCGTTTGCGTACATCATATCCGCCGTGGTTTCAACACGCGGCGAACCGCAGTTCGTGCGTGAACAGGATGGCGACCCGTTCTTTCAGGAACCGAACGCCACGCATCTGCGCAGGGCGATAGCCGACATGGAAGCTGGACGCAACATTGTGGAACACGACCTCATAAAGGCGTGACA